AGTTGCACCAGTAGGGCCACCAGCAGGCCCAGTTGCGCCAACAGGACCAGTTGCTCCACTAGGACCAATTCCACCTGATGAATAAGGTAATGCGGTCCAATTTGACGTACCGTTTCCAACTTTAAATTTTCCAGTATTAGTTTCAACCCCCATTTCACCAGAAGCTAAAATAGGGTTTGCTGTTGACCATTCTGAAGCTGTACCCCTTCTAAGTTGAATCTGTACTGTCATACCGAACTACCTGATTGTGAAACCGTACCACCATTCAAAGCTGAAACATTTCCACCGTAAATTGAACTAGGAGTTCCGCCATCTATAACAGGACTTCCTTGATAACTTAATTGCTCTTGCACCTTTTGAAACCATTGTGTCCATGCGAGAGACATTTTTCCATTTGGACTTGTGTGATTTGATTGAAAAGGTGGTTGTTGAAAACTCATTACTTTTGAGCCTCAGTTGCATAAGCCGCAGCACTAATAAATACTACTTTTACAGGATCAGAAATACGGAATTTAAAAACATAGTTTCTTGAAACTCCAAGCCTTCTCCATTCAGCGCGTTTTAAAAATTCGCCTTGATTACCAAAGTTGGTCCACATTTCTTGACCCCATGTAAAACCACCATCTCTTGATATTTGCAACATGATTTGTGGGTTTTGACCTTGACCACCAGACGTTCCAACGCCTTGTTCCATATCAAGACGAAGTCTATAAATATGCAATTTATTATAACTGTTTCCTTCAAAAAAATGAGGCGTAATCAGTTCTCTAACAATAGGAAAACCGTTGTCTGTATAGACAGAAGGATCTAAAGCATAAATGTTGCCGTTTCTGTAATCAGTAACAATATTTTGGAAATTAAATTGTGTTCCGTGATTACCAAAATGACGATTATCGTTATAACTGACTAACTGACTCCACATGTTTGATGTAGCATCAAAAAGCCAAGTAACGCCAGCAGTTTGAAAGCTTATTTGGTAAAACTCATGTCCGTTTTGCCTGTAACCAAAAGCAACAGCATCTTCTGGATCAGGGTATTGACTAAACAGATAATCAAGATCGGGAGAAGAGACAACAATCGGCAGGTAATTTTGAATGTTAACTACCGAAATTCCTCCTCGTCTTGCTCTTGCCAAAAAAAACATTGCTCCGTTGACTCTAGCAATTGTCCAAGGCGAAACCACTCCAAAATCATTTGGAGAGCCAGCAATACGCAAATAAGGAAAAGGATAAGCACCGACATCTTGCCAATACTCATAAGAAATAACGCCCAACAACGCCAGGTTGCCGTTATCTATTGCAACAGCACTTAAATTATCTGTGTACGCTTCTTTTGAGGCAAAATTAAGACCGTTCCATGAAAATGCGTCATATTGTCCAGATATGTAAAATTCGCGTGTGTTTGGAGCATTTACAATAAAATATGAGTCATTAAAAACAACAGTTGTTCCACCAGGAAAGTCTGAATCAGTAATTTGACGGAAATTGTTTAAAACATTAAGTGTTCCGCTTGTTGTTGCAGCGGTTCCAGCAGTCATTTGCCATTGATTAGCTAATGTTGCTGTCCCAGTACCTGCGGTTGTGCCTGTTGCTGTAAAAATAGTTCCAACTGTGTTGGTTGCAGCACCAACAGCAGTAAAGTCTGAAGTACCAATTGAAACAATTTTATATGTTGCATTAGTAACCAATGCAGTAGAGACAACTGGAGTTCTTATGACCGTGTAAGTACCAGCAGTAAATGTTCCCGAATTGACCTGTATTTGAACAGAATCTCCATTTGTTCTGTTTGAACTTGTTTCTTGCACAGTTACAGTTGTGCTTGACTGAGCGTAAGTTAAATTAGGTGTTGTTTTTTGATAAACATAACCGTTTTGGCCATCTACAATGATTATTTGGGAACCATTGTCAGACATGCTGACGTTGCCAGAAGATGAATTTATTGCGCCTACAGTGGTAATTGTCCAATTAGCATCAATTTCATAAACAGAAGAACCCGCAACTGCTAACAAAAAGTTGCCCGGTTGATACCACCAAATTCCTCTAATTGGACTATTTCCTAAGCTAGTTTGTAATGCTAAACCAGGGGTTCCATAAGCCACAAGACGCGCTTTATCTGTCTCGGCTTTGACTTCCATGTAGATATTTTGACGCTTCTGAGCAGTAACAGCGCGTGACTTACCAGATATGCCGGGTCCAAGAATTGGTAGTTGCATTGTGCCGGGCATTAAGGGGGCTCCATCCAGTTAAGCAAACTTGTCTTAGGCTTGCCAAATTTGGTAAAAGGCATTTTTGTTTTTGTTAATTCATCAACAGGAACATCAAGAGTGTCTATCCAATATTTTTTGGCTAACTGATCAGGATACATATTCATCCTTTCCTGAGTATTTCTTGCCATAGCCTCACCAAAATTTCGCAAATACATTTCATAAGGAGAGTATAATTTTTGATTTTTTAGCAATCCATAAGCGTTTGCTTCTTTTTCAATTTCTTTTGGAAAATCTACCCCGCTAGGTATTTTGTTTATTTTTTCCATTAAATTATTTGGATCAAATAAATTTGGAGAAATACCTGGTTCCCATTTGTTTTCAGGATGATTTTGAATGAAATGTTGCATTTCATGAAGCATAGTGCTTAAGTTGGGAGTATATTGCTTATTGAATTTTATTTTACCTCTATCTCCAAGTTTATAAAGCAATGGATCTCCTGCAGTAAAATTTGCTAATGATTCTCCAATATCACCATATTTTTTTGGAATTTTTGAATATTCTGGATATGCTTTTTCAAGTTCTGGATGATAAAAATTTATTTTATCCCCATTAACTGTTAATTTTGCGCCAACATCTGAAACTTCGTGCATCCATTTGTTATCAGGGCCCATCATTGTTCTTGTTTGTTTCCAAATTTCTTCAGGAGAAACATTGTTTGCATAAAGTTCTTTTGCTTTATTTATTAAATCTCCGTAACCAGCCCTAATTGCTCCAGACTCACCAATCATAGTTCCAAGCGTTCCTCCCTGACTTGATGGAGCAAAAGGAAATGATCCTGTTTGAGCAAATCCAGCAAGATTTGTTGCCGCATTTATTTGTTGCTCAGGAGAATAACCTTGTAATGGATTAGGATTGTCGTATTGATCTGGTGCATTTGATGCAGTCAAAATTTGATTTTGAAACCAATTAGACAACAATGAAGCGCCTTTTTTTGGGTTTCTTAAGGCGCTTGCAATTGCAGAATCATTTGGACCAAAATCTGATTGCTGAAAATTTTTGTAGAAATCTGATAAAGCCATTATCTTCCGTAGCCATCACTGTAAATGTTGTACCGCATCTGTGAAGTATTCATTAAACACACATCTGTTTGCAATGTATTTGTACGCTGATTCATGCGTTTTAAACGAATTAACGCAGCAGTGGCTAATTGAACAGTCGTTGGCCTTATATCAAATTGATATTCTTCAGCAATTCTCGTTGAAAGATTAAACACAATGGCTTCCCAATAACCAGGAGGCAATTGGATTGGTGCAGATGGATCAACAATCATGCTAAACGGTTTCCAACTCGTTAGCGTAATTGTGCCTGGAGCAGTAGATGCGCCGTTATTTGCGTATAATGGGTAAATATAACATTCAGCGATTGGAAAACTAGGCTGATAATACAGGTATCCAGGAAAGTTTGTTTGTAATGTTTTTAGCCTAATGTCGTTGTAATCATCATAGTTGATTACTTGCATTGGGTAATCTACAGGAATTGAACCGTTCGTAAGCGTTAAATACGCTCCAACAATTTTACTTGGTCGAATTGTGTTCCAAATGCCACCTAATCCAATGGTGTATGGGTTTTGTGAAGCAATAAGCGGAAATGTTTCTCTTTTTACTTCATAAAGCATTAATTCATCTAAAGACCAAGAATCTAGCATCCTGTTTAAAGATTCTAACCCGTCTTTTAATTCTGATGCTGTTAAGTCTACGTCTACCGCAGAAACTTGTATCAGTCTCATGGCGGCTCGAATAATATCGTAACCCGTATACAGTTGGCCTACATTATTTGTAACGTTTGTGGTAACTGTAGTAACGGTTCCTGGTGTATCCCATAAATTAGGATCTGTTTCCCATACGTTAGGATCAAGCTGCCAAATTGAACTTGGAAGCGCCCAAATGTTTTGTATCAATTGGGAATTTGTTAAATTTCCGCCACCTAACAAAATGTCATAATCAATGCTGTTGTCCGCATAAAAATTAAAATAATTATCAACAATTGCAATCGGTTGGACTAGAGGCTGAGTTAAAGCAGAATCAGAATAAACGGTTGCAACAGTGTTTGTTGATCCATTAATGACAACATAACTACCAACATTTATTGCGCTTCCAGTGTAGGTTCCGTTTAAATTAAATGTGAAAGTTGTGCTATCTACTATTGATGCAACAGCATAAGTCCCGTTGTAAAGAAATGGCGTAACACCAATTAGTGATATTGATGCTCCAGCAGATAATCCATGATAATTTAGTGTAGTGACGGTAACAACATTTTCTATTGACGTAATAGTATAAATATTTGCGCCAACTGTTGTGTTAACCAAAAATACTTCAGCAAAAGCATTTCCAAGAGTAGAACCTTGCGGAGGTATTAACGTTAATTCAAACAGTTGTGACGCCATATTACTTGATCCTTTCCATTGTTACTGAATGTACGTTAATGGTGTCACCAGCAGTAGCAGTTCCCGTTTGGCCCACTCTAAAATCTAAAGTTGAAGTCGTTGTTAAACCCGTTACAGATGTAGGTGTAACCAAATATGTTAACAAAGCTACACCTGCGGTTGCGCCAACGTTAGCTTTTAATTGCCCTGTAATCCATGCTGCAGTAGCGCTAGAACCAGATATTTCAAACTCAACTGACCATAGTGTTGTGTTTGCCGTTGTGAGTACGTTTCCTGTAGTAACTGCCGTTAAAGCTGTGGAACCCCAAAAACATGAAATCGTAAACTGCCTAAGGTTTGAACTAGTTATTGCGGCGTAAGTACCATACGCAACAACACGCCAAACAGAACCAGCAGCCATTGTTTGTGCAGCAAGAGTAACGCCGCCGGTTGCCAATGTAAGAGAACCTGCAACAGCGGTGACAGCAGTTAATCCTCCATTTTTAGCTAAAACACCAGATGTGCCTACTGATGTTGCTGTCAGTGATGTAAAGGAACCAGATGCTGGTGTTGTTCCGCCGATGGCAGGAGGAGAAGCAAATAAAGAAGTGAACCCAGTACCGCTAACAGAACTGGAAGCAGTCAATGTGGTAAATGCTCCTGTAGAAGCTATATTAGTTCCTATTGCTGTTGAGTTAATTCCAGTAGATGTAACTGAAACAACAGGTGTTCCGTTTGCATAGCCTCCAGCATAAATTGCTAAAGAATCTGATGTTCCTAATGAGATTTGCCCTAAGCTTAAAGATTGATTGTAATCAATCAAAATTCCATAATAAAAGGATGTATAGGCTTCAGTTGAAGGCGCAGACATCCAACAAGCATTTGTTGTTGTGTCCCCATTTACGGTTAAAAAGCTGACATCAGTTCCAGGCGAATTAATCAGTAAATGCCCTGATGTTGCAATTTCTAAAACTGGTACTCCGGCTTGATAAAACAACAAAGGATCATTGGCACTAATAAAACATGTTCCTGTGCCTAAAACGCCTAATTCAAATGGAACAAGAGAAGATGGAGCAGAAGCCAATCCACCAGAAATAATTAGATTAAATACACCTACATTTAATAAACTGTCTAAACTTAATCCTGAATTAGTGCCAGCACCATCAGTGACATTAATAAGATTTTCATTTAAACCATAAGGCACTTGAAGTAAATACCCATAAGATTGATTTATATTCTGAGTGCCTAAATTTGACATGGTATTTTCACCAATTAAGAATCTTCAGATTTGGCAGGTCTGCCACGCTTTTTTGCAATGCTTTCTGGATTTAAAAATTCTTCAGATATGAGCCAACCATCT